TTATTGGTTATAATATATTTGGTTTTGATTATGAATTCATGTTTAGACGAGCTGAAGAAAATGGCTGCGTAGAGGATTTCTTAAAGTTATCCAGGAATAAAGACGAGATTTGTGGTAATATAGACAAAGATACAGGAAGATATAAAATTGAAGAGAGTAGTATTCAAATTGCTAGCGGGCAGCATGATTTAAGATTTATAAAGATGAACGGCAGATTACAAGTTGATTTATACAATTTCTACCGACGTGAAGCTAATTTGATTTCATATAAATTAGATTATGTTGCTGGTAATTTTATAGGCGATATCGTAAAAACAATTGACCATTCGTCGTGCCATACTGAAATAAAAACATCTAACATGACTGGTCTGTTAGTTGGTAGTTTTATTCATTTTGAAGAGATTGGACATTCAGTAGATTATTACGCAGATGGTGCGAAGTTTTTAGTAACAGAGGTTGATAAAGCAAATGGCAAATTTAAAATTGAAGGCATTGTAAATCCTGATTTCAATAAAAAAGTTAGATGGTGTTTAGCTAAGGATGACGTAACACCAAAGGATATATTTCGCATGACAAATGGTTCCGCAGATGATAGAGCAATCATTGCTAAATATTGTATTCAGGATTGTAACCTAGTTCATTATCTATTTAATAAATCAGATGTTTTGACTGGGTTCATCGAGATGGCAAAAATTTGTAGTGTTCCAATTAATTTCTTGGTTATGAGAGGTCAAGGCATTAAATTAACTAGTTTTATTGCTAAAAAATGTAGAGATAAGCGAACATTAATGCCTGTAATAGAAAAAGGCGGATTAGATGAAGGGTATGAAGGTGCTATTGTTTTAGAACCGAAATGCGACCTTTACTTGGATAATCCAGTAGCATGTGTAGATTACGCGTCGTTGTATCCAAGTTCAATGATTAGTGAAAATCTGTCACATGATAGTAAGGTTTGGACTAGAGAATATGATTTAGCAGGCAATTTAGTTGAAGAATGGGGTGAAAAAGATAAAAATGGTAATTATCTATATGATAATCTTAAAGGTTACGAGTATGTTGATATAACATATGATACTTATAGATATCACAGGAAAAACCCTAAGGCCGCGGCAGAGAAAATTAAATGCGGTCATAAAATATGTAGGTTTGCGCAGCCTTTTCCTGATGCCAATGGTGAAGGTGAAGCAATCATGCCTTCTATTTTGAAGGAATTATTGAAAGCAAGAAAAGACACTAGAAAAATGATACCAAATGAGAAGGATGAGTTTATGAAATTAGTTTTAGAACAAAGACAACTTGGTTATAAATTAACCGCAAATTCTCTTTATGGTCAATGTGGTGCTAAAACAAGCACATTTTATGAAAAAGATATCGCTGCTTGCACAACTGCTACAGGGAGAAATCTATTAACTTATGCGAAAAGGATTATTGAAGAATGTTATGGGAATAAAATTTGTAATACTACATCTCATGGACCAGTTTTAACAAAAGCTGAATATATATACGGCGATAGTGTAGCAAATTATACGCCTGTCTACGTTAAAGTTAATAATAACTTTGATATTGTTACTATTGAAGAACTCGCAAACAAATATGGTAATAATAATTGGGTGAAATGTTCTGAGCCAGGAAAACAAGAAAAAGAATTTTGTGAATTAGAAGGAGTAGAAACATGGACAGAAAAAGGATGGACCAAGTTACATCGTGTTATTCGTCATGAATTAGCTCCTCATAAAAAAATGATGCGTATATTAACTCATACTGGATTAGTAGATGTAACAGATGACCATTCATTAATTTTAAAATCTGGAAAAGAAATTTCTCCAAAAGAATGTGTTATAGGAACAGAATTGCTTCACAATAAATTACCAATAAATGAGACAAATAATGAATATATATCAGAGGATGAAGCAAGGATAATGGGCTTCTTCTTTGGAGATGGCAGTTGCGGCAATTATGATTGTCCTTCTGGGAAAAAGGCTTCTTGGGCTTTAAATAATGCTTCAATGGAAATAATAAATAAATATTTTGAATTATGTAAAAAAGTTTATAGCTATTTTGATTGGGTTGTAATGCAAACATTAGAAAGTTCTGGAGTATATAAAATTTCACCAAGAAGTAGTAAGTATGGCTCTATAACTGATTTTGTTAAAATATATAGAACAAAAATGTATTATGATAAATCAAAAATTATACCTGAAGAAATTCTAAACAGTAGTTTAAATATTAGAGAAGCATTCTTTGAAGGGTTATATGATGCGGATGGAGATAAAGATGCGAATGGCTATACCAGAATTGACCAAAAGAACCAAATAAGTGCCTCTTATATTTGTTGGTTGGGTTCAAGTATTGGTTATGCTACTTCATTAAATACAAGAAAAGATAAACCTAATATTTATAGAGTCACAATGACAAAGTCTATCCAAAGAAAAAATCCAAACGCAATTAAAAAACTTCATGAAATTGAGTATCAGGGATATGTATATGATTTAACAACAGAAAACCATCATTTTGCTGCGGGCGTTGGAAATTTAATAGTTCATAATACGGATTCAGTATTCTTCACATTTAATTTACAAACGCCAGAAGGTAAGCCTATCAGAGGCAAAGAGGCACTAGAAATTACAATTGAAATCGCACAAGAGGCAGGTCATTTAGCCTCTAAATTCTTAAAGGGACCACATGATTTAGAATATGAAAAAACATTCATGCCATTTTGTTTATTGTCAAAGAAAAGATATGTTGGTATGCTTTATGAAACCGATGCGAATAAAGGTAAAAGAAAGGAAATGGGTATAGTGTTAAAACGTCGTGACAACGCACCAATTGTGAAAGATATATATGGAGGCATCATTGACATTTTGATGAAAAAACAAAATATAAAAGAGGCGATTGATTTCTTAAAATCATGCTTACAAAATATTGTAGAAGAAAAATATCCGATCGATAAATTAATTATTACAAAATCGTTGCGTTCTGGTTATAAAAATCCGCAATCAATTGCGCATAAAGTATTAGCAGATAGAATTACCGCAAGAGACCCAGGAAATAAACCAAGTTCAGGCGATAGAATTCCATTTGTTTATATTGCTACAAAAGACAAGAAAACACTTCAAGGTGAAAAAATTGAAACACCTACATTCATAAAAGAAAATAATATAAAAATAGATTATTCGTTTTACATTACAAATCAAATTATGAAACCAGTTCAACAAGTATTTGCTTTGGTTCTTGAAAAAATATGGGAAATGCAAAATAAAAAATCAAAGATTGCCAAGTTTAAAAAAGAAGTAGAGACTTTACGTAAAAATATAGATGAGGAAAAATTTCAAGATAAACTTGAACAAGTAAAAAATAAAGAGGTAAAAATATTGTTATTTGACGAGTATTTGAGAGAAACCAATAATGAAAAAGAAGGCGTTCAAAGTTTAACAAAGTTCTTCGGTAAAAAATAATATTATTAATTATATATAATGAAGTCAAAAAGAAATTTTAGAAGGAAGAATCATAAAAGCAAAAGCAAAAGCAGAAAATATAAAAGAGGAGGTGGTATGTTTGATTTTTTTTTGGGTAAGTCTGCGACAACAACACCTCCTGTAACTCCTGTAACTCCTGTTGTGACACCTACAGTAGCACCTGTTGTAACTAGTAGTTGCGACCCTCTTAAAATATCAGACTTATTGACTGCTGAAGAAATTCATAGTAAAAATCAGAGTTGTTGTCCAAAATCAAGACTTGGAATAAAAAACAATTCACCTTATTGCAAACAACTTGAATTGAATTTCCAATCAAAATTAAATGCCGAAAATGACGCAAATTAATATCATGGTTTTGAACCTGAAGAAGTATATAATATGAAACAACAACCGAATGCTTACACACCTGTTGGAGGAAGAAGAAGAAAAAGAAAAACACGTCGTTATAAACGCAAACATTAAGTATTTCATTTTTCAAATCAGACAATAAATAGTTATAAAATATATAAATTATAACTATTTTCTATACACTTTTTATAATTATAAAATGATAATAATTAAATTATTTAATAATTTCTCAATTGGAAACGCTTCTTTGGCTTTGATGAAATCATAGAATCAAACATTTGTTTCACCATAAAACTAATTTCACTAACAGATGTTTCAAGACCCCAAACACGGTCAGCTAGCTTATTAATATCAGCATTAGTCTCACTGTCAGTATCATTACTAACAGGACTTACATCCTCTTGATAGCTAAAATCAATATTTTCTACAGGTTCTTGAACACTACAATGTTCTGTTTCATCCATGTGAATACTGCTTAAATTATATCCTCTTGCTTCATTCCACGATTCAATAAATCCTTCTTGTTGTAACTTGCACAAAATAGCTAACACGCTTCTCTTATGCTTTAGAGCGATGTCTTGTACAGACAATTCCAATAGTTCATACTCTCTTTGTAGATTGAGAATTTCATTAACAGTCCATTTATTTCCATTTCGTGAGCTCATTTTATTATAATAAACAATACATGGTTGTCTTTAAATTATTTATTATTATTATATTCGTTATCGGTTATCGTTTCTACCCTCTTTGTTAATAATCAATATGGTAGAACATATCCATGCGCCAAACATTATCCACATATTATTAATCATATTTGCGGCATTATACACAACCCATCTCAACCCTTGACAATGTGGTGTTGCTGTCATAAATGGTGACATAAGAAACCCTACTATTGTTTTTGGAACACATAAATTAATATATAAATGTGACGCAGTAAAATGTAATAAAATCCATAATAAATAAATACCAGATACTTTAATAAAAAAACAAATTGTTTTATATGTAAAATTTGAAAAATAAACTATATAATGGTAACTTTTTTCAAGATAAAAATCATAATTAGGTTTAAATTTATTTATTTCATTATCTTGATAATTATTAATTTCTTCTAATGTAATTTTGTCTTTTTCGCGTCGTTCCCTTCTCTCTCTTCTGTCACTTCTATCCTTTTTTTCTTTCTTCGACATAATTTAATTTAACTATAAAATTTATATATCTTTATATAATGTTCATATATTAATTATTCGCTAAGATGTCTGTCTATAATTACGAATATCGTATCTACATACAGGACACTTACAATTACTCCTAAACCATCTATTTAGGTCATCTGGTTTAAAAATATGACCACAAAATCTTATAACTGTTACAATGTCATTGTCATTAAATGTTTCTAGTGAAATTGGACAACTAATATTAACTGGAGACA